ATGGCACAGCGACCCAATGCGCCGCGGCCGCATCGCGCCGCGACCCATGAGCACACCCATGCGGAAACCGCGACGCACTGGATGGGCGAGTTTCTGGAAGCCCTTGCCGATACCTCGAACGTCTCGGCGGCAGCGCGCAAGGCCAGCATCGATGTGTCCACAGCCTATCAGCGGCGACGGCACGACCACGAGTTCAACCGTCGCTGGCAGATCGCGCTCTGCGAAGGGTATGACAACCTCGAGATGGAGCTGCTCTACCGGCTCCGCACTGGCGAACTGAAGCCGGTGACGAGCACCAAACGGGCAAGCCGAACGTTTGACAATGCCACCGCTTTCCGGTTGCTCGCCGCGCACCGCGAATCGGCGGCGCGTGAACGGGCACGGCGTGATCACGTGAGCGCGGAGGAAATCCGGGCGGCCATTGACCGGAAGGTCGACGAATTGCGCAAGCGGGTGATGGACGCCAAGGCCCAGCGAGAGGCTGCGGCTCTGGCACCGGCCATCCTGCCCAAACCCAGGGACCCGGCGTGAGCCAGGACCGGCTCGACTTCCTGCGGCACGATGAAGAGCAGCTTGCTCATGAACTGCCCGACATGCTCGACCCGAGCGAGCGGGATGCGGTGTTGTGGAACTGGCCGATGTGGGCGCGGGCATCGCAGCTGCCGCCGCCAGGCGACTGGCGAATCTGGCTGATCATGGCAGGCCGCGGGTTCGGCAAGACCCGCACCGGTGCCGAATGGGTGCGCATGGTGGCCGAGAGTGACCATTCTGCGCGAATTGCTCTGGTGGGATCCTCGCTCCACGAAGCACGCAGCGTGATGGTGGAGGGCGAAAGCGGGTTGATGGCAGTGAGCCCGCCCCACCTGAGACCGCGCTACGAGCCATCGCTGCGCCGGATCGTGTGGCCGGGCGGGGCGCAGGCCCTGCTCTATTCGGCTGCCGAGGCCGAAGCCTTGCGCGGGCCGCAGCACAGCCATGCCTGGTGCGACGAGATTGCCAAGTGGGACGACAACCAGGGGCAGGCCCGGCGGTGCTGGGACAACCTGCTGCTGGGCCTGCGGCTGGGCGACTTGCCGCAGATCGTGGCGACCACGACGCCGCGCGCAATGCCGCTGGTGCGGCGGTTGATGGCGCAAGTCGGGGCCGAAGACGATGTGGTGCTGACGCGCGGCTCGACGCTGGAAAATGAAGCCAACCTGCCGGGGCGGTTCATCACGGATGTGACGCGCGAGTTTGGCGGGACTCTGCTGGGGCGCCAGGAACTGGACGGCGAACTGATCGACGACCTGCCCGGTGCGCTGTGGACCCGCTCGCGGATCGAGCAGTGCCGCGAACCGATCGGGACCACGGCCATGACCCGGGTGATAGTGGGGGTGGACCCGCCGGCGAGTGCCGAAGGGGATGCCTGCGGGATCGTTGTCTGCGGTCTTGGCGAAGACGGTGTGGCACGGGTGCTGGCGGACGCTTCGGTCGAGAAGGCAAGCCCCGAGCGCTGGGCGCGTGCCGTGGCCGAGGCAGCGCGGGCCTGGTCTGCCGACCGCGTGGTTGCCGAGGCCAACCAGGGCGGGGCGATGGTGGAAGCGGTGCTGCGCGCTGCCAACGCCGCGCTGCCGCTGCGACTGGTGCACGCAGTGCGCGGCAAGGTGGCCAGAGCAGAGCCGGTCGCGGCGCTCTACGAGGCTGGACGGGTACGCCATGCCGGACTCTTCACCCGGCTCGAGGACGAGCTGTGCGGGCTCCTGCCGGGGGGGACCTATCAGGGTCCCGGCAGATCACCCGACCGGGCCGATGCCTGCGTCTGGGCGCTGACCGAGCTGATGCTCGGCCGTGCCGGGGAGCCGCGTATCTGGATTGACTGAGGGACTGGTGCCCACCCGGAACTCATCCCGCATGCGGGAGGGACGGTAACCGCTTCGAGCGATTTGAAAGGCTGGACATGTCGATTTTGCAAAGCCTGGCGGCGGCCTTCAAGGGCGCTGCCGTATCCGACCGCGCGCCGCTGGCACGCGGGTTCATCTCGCCATGGGCAGAAGCCTTCCAGTGGAGCGGGGGCGACGCGCGAGGCCCGCTCAACTACCCTGCGGCCATCCGCGAGGCATACCTCAAGAACCCGGTGGCACAGCGCGCGGTGCGGCTGGTGGCCGAAGGCGTGGGCAGCGCCCCGATCAAGGCTTCCGATCCGGAACTCGTTCGGTTGGTCAGCGCAACAAGCGCGGGCCAGGCCTTGCTCGAGACGCTGGCGAGCCAGATGCTGCTGCACGGCAACGGCTATGTGCAGGTCTTGCGCGATGCCGACGGCCAGGTCGCCGAACTTTTTGCACTGCGGCCGGAGCGGGTGCGGATCGTGCCAGATGCGAAGGGCTGGCCTGCCGCCTTCACATATACGCTTGGCGACACGGCGCTGCAGATTGACGCAATAGACGAGTTCGGTCGGCCCAATCTGATCCACATGCGCGCGTTCCATCCCCTGGACGACCACTATGGGGCGGGCTGCCTCGAGGCGGCGGATGAAGCGGTGGCGATCCACAATGCTGCGGCACGGTGGAACAGGGCGCTGCTGGAAAATGCCGCGCGGCCTTCGGGAGCGCTTGTGTATGATCCGGGAGAGCCGGGTGCTGCGCTCAGCACCGACCAGTTCGAGCGGATCAAGACAGAGCTTTCCGCCGCGTTCTCCGGCGAGAGCAATGCCGGGCGACCGATGCTGCTGGAAGGCGGGCTGAAGTGGCAGACTCTGGCGCTGAGCCCGGCGGACATGGATTTCGCGACGCTGAAGGCCGCCGCAGCGCGAGACGTTGCGCTCGCATTCGGGGTGCCTCCGATGCTGCTCGGCCTGCCGGGCGACAACACCTATGCCAACTACCGCGAAGCCAACCGCGCCTTATGGCGGCTCACCCTCCTGCCGCTGGCCGGCAAGATCCTTGATGCGCTCGCCGAAGGACTGGCCCCGTGGTTCGCCGAGGCGAAGTTCTCGGTCGATCTCGACCGGGTGCCGGCATTGGCGGAGGACCGCCAGGCGCTGTGGTCGCAAGTCTCGGCGGCCGACTTCCTGACCCCGGCCGAAAAGCGGCAGATGCTGGGCCTGGCGGAGAAACCAGCATGAGACGCGAAGACATGCTGGCCGGGCTGCTTGCCCAGGCCGGGAGCGAAGGCTCTGAACTCATCACGCTACGCGCGGTGGTCGAGGAAGCAAGCGAGCTCGGTGCGGCGCGGGCGCTCGAGCAAATGGGACTTGCCGACGACACGGCGCATGAAGACCTCGCCGAATTGCGCGAACTGCTGCGCGCCTGGCGCGACGCCAAGGCCAGCGCATGGAAGGCCGTGGTCGGCTGGGTGGTTCGCGCCGTGCTGGCGCTGCTGCTGCTCGGAATTGCGGTGCGGCTTGGCTCGAAGGATGTGCTGTAATGGGCGCTGAACCGGGGACTGCCAACGAAGTACTCCGTTTTGCCGGCTATGCGGCGGTATTCGGCAAGCGGGACAGCGGCGGCGATGTGATCGCTCCGGGGGCCTTTGCCGGGACACTGGCTGCCCGCAAGGAGGCCGGACTGCGGCTCCCACTCCTGTGGCAACACCGGGTTGGCAATCAAATCGGCTGGGTCGATCTCGCCGAAGAGGACCGCCACGGCCTTCGCGTGATCGCCTCGCTCTCTCCCGACGCGGGACCTGCCGCCAAGGCCTTGGCGGACGGCGCCGTGAACGGGCTCTCATTTGGATACCGGGTCCGCGATGCGGCACCCCAGGGCGGTGGCCGCGAATTGCGCGCCGTCGACCTGATCGAAGTCAGCCTGGTGACCCGCCCCATGCAGCAGCTGGCGCGAGTCCACTACGTCGACAGCAAAGGCGGCCGATTGGCGCCGGCGTAACCCCCCACGTTTTGTGACCCAGAAAGGCCGCAGTGGCGGGCCAGCCCACCAATGACGGTCACCATCAAGAAAGGACGTTCGGTTCCATGGACATCAACACCCCCGAAAGCGCCATTACCGGTGCAATCGAGACCAAGGCCGACGCGTTCGACGCGTCGTTCGACATCGTGACGCGCCAGGATGAGGCCACTGCGGCCATCGAAGCGCTGCGCGGTGACATTGCCGAAGTGAAGGGCCGGCTCGACAAGGTGAACCGCGCGGTTGTCCGCCCGGTGATCGGCGGCGCCGAGGCCGCAACCGAAACCTCGCCCGAACTTAAGGGCTTCGTCGACGGATACCTGCGTTCGGGCCGCGAGACCGAGCTCAAGTCGCTCTCGATCGGTTCGCCTGCGGACGGCGGCTTTGCCGTGCCTCGCCCGATCGATGCCGAAATCGCACGCCGCCTGGTGCGGCTGAGCCCGGTTCGCAGCGTGGCGAACGTGGTGCAGACCAGCACGAGTGGCTTCCGCCGCCTGATCTCGATCGGCGGCACGGCTTCGGGCTGGGCAAGCGAAACCGGCTCGCGCATCGAAACGGCCAGCCCGAAACTTGCCGAAATCGTGCCCCCGCTCGGTGAGCTCTATGCCAACCCCTCGGCCACGCAACAGATGCTCGACGATGCGGCGTTCGATGTGAGCGGCTGGCTGGCGAGCGAGATTGCCACCGAGTTTGCCCGTGCCGAGGGCGCCGCCTTCATCAATGGCACTGGCACCAACCAGCCGCGGGGTTTCCTCGCTGGTCCGACCGCGGCTCAGAACGACGCTGCGCGCCCCTTCGGCACGCTGCAGTTCATCGCCTCTGGCAATGCCACGACCTTCGACACCGCGCCTGAAGCGAAACTGATCGACCTCGTCTTCTCGATGAAGGCCGCGCTGCGCCAGGGCGCGGTATGGATGATGAACTCGGCGACGCTTGCGGCTGTGCGCAAGTTCAAGGCAGCCGATGGTTCGTTCCTGTGGCAGGCGGGCATCGTCGATGGTCAGCCGAGCCGTTTGCTCGGATACCCGGTGATCGAGGCGGAAGATATGCCCGACATTGGCGCCGGCAACTTCCCGATCGCGTTCGGCAACTTCAAGGCCGGCTACCTGATCGCCGAACGAACCGCCACGACGATCCTGCGCGATCCCTACACAAACAAGCCGTACGTGCAGTTCTACGCGACGCGCCGGGTGGGTGGCCAGGTGCTCGACAGCGACGCGATCAAGCTCCTCAAGATCTCGACCTGATCCGGATCGGGCAGGCGCGCGCTCCCCTGGCGCGCCTGCCCCGCGCCCGCGGTGGCCCCCCTCACGCCGCGGGCGCTCTTCTTTCCTGCCGAGGATGCTTTCATCCCCATAACACCGGAGATTGCCATGAAGCGGGCAATTACCGCGCCGCCGACGCTGGCACCGACGGCGCTCGCCGAGCTCAAGGCATGGCTTGGCATCAGCACGACCCGCGAGGACGCGGAGCTGACTGGTCTGATCAGGGCCGCGCTCGAGCTGTGCGAAGGATTTATCGGCGCAATGCCGCTGGCGTCGGGCTGCGAAGAGATTCTGCCAGCGATCGGCGAATGGCAGGCGCTGGCAACCCGGCCGGTACTGACGATCTCCGGCATCCTTGCGATTTCAGCGGACGGTACGCGCAGCGCGCTGGGCGTGGCCGACTACGAGATCGACATCGCCGCTGACGGAACCGGCCGGGTGCGGATCGCCAGTCCGCTCGCTCAGACACGCGTGGCCGTGAGCTTCACCGCCGGAATGGCGGAAGGGTGGGACACCCTGCCCGACGCCATCCAGCAGGGCCTGGTGCGCTGGGCCGCGCACCAGCACCGGACGCGCGACAACGACAAGGCCATGGCCGGAACGCCGGCTTCGGTGGCTGCCTTGTGGCGACCCTGGCGGCGGATGCGCATCGCATGATGCGTTCGGACAGCAATTTCGCCGAAGTGCAGCGGCAACTGCTCGCCGCCGCAAGGCGCATTGCGGAAGCGCGGGGTGCCCGCCGAGCCGCGCCCGACAATACCACCAACTGGCGATCCGCAAGGTGGCTTTGGCCGCTGCTGTGACGGGAGTAAGCGATGGAACTGGCTTTTCGCGCCGTAGTGGTGTCCTGGCTCGCGGCTGACGCGACGCTTGCCGCCGGGCTGAATGCGATCGTCGAGGAAGCACCTATCAGGACGGCGCTGCCATGGCTGGCGCTTACGGCAAGCGCCAGCACCGACTGGAGCACCAAGAGTGGGCGCGGGCGCGAGATCCGCGTGGCGCTGGAACTCAACTATCGCGGTTACGAGCAGGTGGCCGAAGCCGGGCTGATCAGTGCGATCGAAGCACGGATGGAAAGCCTGCCGGCAGATCAGAGCGCAGCCGGTTTCCAGATTGCCAGCCTGAATTTCCTGAAGGCCCGCGCCGAACAGCGCGGCGAGGCGTTGCGCTCGCTCGTGCTCGAATACCGGGCGCGGGTTCTGGCGGCCTGACCGCCGGACCGCGCATCTGCCCCCGACATCGTCCTTTCAACCAGGAGAACCGAGATGCCCGCACAGAAGGGAAGCGCCTTTCTGCTGAAGATCAGCGATGGCGCGGCGACGCCGACCTACAACACCGTGGCCGGACTGCGCACCACGCAGATGTCAATCAATGGCGAGCTGGTCGTGGTGACGAGCAAGGATTCGGGCGGCTGGCGCGAACTGCTTTCCGGCGCCGGGACGCGCTCGGTGAGTGTGAGCGCGGCCGGAATATTCCTTGGCAGCGCAGCCGAGGGCCAGGTGCGGGGCAACGCTCTGGCAGGCACGATCGCCGACTATGAGCTTTCGTTCGAGGGCGGCGAGAAGATGCGCGGCAAGTTCCTCGTCCAGCGGCTCGACTACGCCGGGGATTTCAACGGCGAACGCAACTACACCCTCTCGCTCGAGAGTTCTGGCGTGGTGGTGCAGGTATGAGCGCGACGCCCATAGCCCCTGCATCCGCCAATCCGCATCGCGGCGAGGCGGAGTTGCTGCTCGACGGCGTGCGCCACGTGCTGCGTCCGAGCTTCGCGGCGCTGGTGGCTGCCGAAGAAGAGCTCGGCCCGCTATTCGCCATGGTCGAGCGGGCCAGCGGCGGCGAGCTCAAGCTGGGCGAGATGGTGGCGCTGTTCTGGCATTGCCTGGCCCATCCTTCCGACCAGACCCGCGAAGCATTTGCCGAGGCTGTGACCCGCGCCGGCCTTGCTGCATGTGCGCCCGCGCTGCGCAGTTTGCTTGTGCAAGTGCTGAAGGGCGCAGGATGAACGAGCGCTTCGGCGAGGCGGCTACTCGGCTTGCTGGCCAGGCGGCCCTGCTGATCGGCTGGACACCCGATACCTTCTGGGCAGCGACGCCCGCGGAACTGGCAATGATCGTGGAGGCCGCCGCACCGCCGCCCGCAGGCGGGATCGACCGGACCACCTTGACCGCGATGATGGAGCACGACGCGCATGGATAGTCTTTCTACGCTGGTCGTCGATGTGCGGGCCAGCACCGACGGGTTTGCCGCGGACATCGGCCAGATGCGCAGCAGCTTCGATTCGATTCTGGTCGATGGGTTCAGCCGTGGCGGCGATGTGCTGGAACGCGGCCTGCTTGGCGCGATCCGGCGGGGAAGCCTCGGCTTCGAGGACCTGCGCCGCACCGGCTTGCGCGTGATCGATGACATCGCCGCACAGGCACTGCGCGGCGGCCTTGCCTCGATCGGCATCGGCAGCGCGGGTGGTGGCGGCCTTGGTGGCGGCGTTCTTGGTCTGGGCAGTCTGATCGGCTCGATCTTCGGGCTGCCGGGGCGGGCAACGGGCGGACCGGTCGCGCCTGGGCGCCCCTATCTCGTCGGCGAGCGCGGTCCCGAACTGTTCGTGCCGACTTCTGCCGGGCAGATCGATGCCGGGAGCGGCGGCGGTGCCCGCTCCGTCAACGTCTCGATCCGCGTTGTGGCGCCGGAAGGCAGCAGCAGTCCGGAAAGCCTGCGCCGGTCAAGCCGCCAGGTAGCGCAGGCTGTGCGCCGCGCGTTGACCGAATACTGAAGAGGAACGAGGGGTCATGAGCTTCTGGTTGGCAAGCCGCCGCACCGTACAGACGACCGATACAATCCAGCGGTTCGATCCGCGCTTCTGGACTGTCGACTTCCCGCGCCCTGCGATGGCTGCAGTCGTGACCACAGCGGCCGACGCATTGCGCGTAGACGCTGTCTTTCAAAAGACGGACGATCTCATCGGGCTGATCTGGGAGAGCGCCGACCGCTGGGACCATCCGCTGCTCGCTTATGACACCGACCGCGACTACGCGCGGCTGACACTCTCGTTCCGCTGGCGCTCGAGCGGTGTCCTGCCACTCGATGCGGTGAATGGGCCAACCCTGACAATCGAAGGCCGCGATGCGGCGGGCAACCCCAGGGGCTGGTATGTGCGCCTATGGAACTATGCCGTGGGGATCCCCACCGATGCGGTGATCACGCTGCCGTTCTCGTCTTTGTCGGGTGGCTTCCTGCTGCCGGGCGAGGCAGATCCGGTCTATCCTTCGGACATCGACCGGATGTTCATTTCGCTTGTGGCGCCGGGCTATTCGGCCAGCACAGCGACAGCCTTCTCGCCTGCGGCAACAGGTTGGGTCGAACTGACGGCGATGCGTTGCAGCGGCCACAAACCCATGCTGACCATCGGTGATGTGATGGTGCCGCCACACGGGATCAGCATGGCAACCGGGTATGACGATGGCTATAACCAGACTCCTGCGCGGCTGCTGCGCTCGATCCGGGGGCTCGGCTACCGTGGCAGCATCAATCACTATCTGGGGATGAGCCACTTTTTCCCGCTGGCACCCGACGGTGCCGGCGGGCTCATCGTCGATCCCGCTCTGCCTGCGCTCAATGCGGCGGCGGAGCGTTGGCATGCTGCGTACCTTGCGGGCGCGAAGGCCATGGGATTCACCGTAATCCTCTCGCAATCCTATGAACTGCTGGCGCAGCACTGCCCGCCTGCCTGGCAGCAGCGCGCAGCAGACGGAAGCCCGGCGCGCACAGGCTGGTCACCACCATCGGCGCTGCTTTCACCCGCCAGCACCGCGGCGACGGGCTGGCTGCGCAAGGTGGCAACGCGGCTTGCCGGTCTGCTTGTCGAAGCGGGTCTGCCGGTGCGCTACCAGGTGGGCGAGCCCTGGTGGTGGGTCACCGCTGACCGGAAGATCTGCCTCTACGACGATGCCGCCAAAGCGGCGCTGGGCGGCAGTCCGGTCGTGATCCCGGACCTTGGCGGCACCTTGAGCGCCGCGCAGAAGGCATTGCTCGATGCAGCAGGCGCCTTGCTTGCAAACTCGACGGCGACCCTGACCGCTGCGGTGCGATCGGCGGCGGGGAGCGCGCCGTGCGAAACGCTGCTCCTTGCATTTCTGCCGACGGTGCTCGACCCTGCCATGCCCGAAGCCCGGCGAGCCAACCTGCCGGTGGGCTGGGCTTCGCCGGCATTCGATACGCTGCAGATCGAGGACTACGACTGGCTGACGGCGGGCTTCGAAGCGCGCCGGACCAGGGGGCGAGCCGAAGCCGAAGCACGGCTGGGTTACCCGCGCAATCGGCAGCACTACCTCTCGGGCTTCGTGCTGAATGCTGCCGATGCCACCGCGATGTGGTCGCTGATCGATGCCGCAGCGAGCGAGGCGCAACTGCAGGGCGTTGCCGAGACTTTCATATGGGCGCTGCCCCAGGTGGCGCGGGACGGCTTTACCCGTCTTCCCTCTGCGGCAGCGGGGGCAGCCAGCGAGGACGACATGATGCAGCCTTTTGACGACGTGCTCTTCCCCATCGCGATAGGCCGGTCTGCGACGGTGACGCCCGAATTCTCGACCAATGTGACGATCACGGCATCGGGGTTCGAACGGCGCAACAGCCTCTGGGCCGACGCCCGCCTGCGCTTCGACGTCGGCCCCGGTGTGCGATCGGAAGCGGAACTGGGTGAACTTATCGCATTCTTCAGAGCAAGGCGCGGACAGGCGCGCGGCTTTCGCCTGCGCGACCCTTCGGACTACAGTTCGAGCGCGATGACGGGTGTACCCAGCGCGCTCGACCAGGTCATCGGGACCGGCAACGGGGCGACGGCACGCTTTCCCCTGGTCAAAGCCTATGGCGCGGCGGCCGACGCACAATTGCGGCGGATTACGCGGCCGCGCCCGGAGAGTTTGCTGGTGAGCGTGGACGGCGTGGCCGCGACGGGCTGGACGCTCGACCCGCTGGGCGAGATCGTGTTTGCCGATGCGCCAGCGGCAGGCAAGGTCATTCGTGCAGGCTACCTGTTCGATGTACCGGTGCGCTTTGCCGAGGATCGGCTGGATGTGTCAGGCGCAGCCTTTGCGGCGGGCGAGGCCCCTAGCGTGCCGCTCATTGAACTGCGTGAGGATGCCTGACATGGCCGAGAGCTCGCGAACCTGGTTTAGCCAGCCACTCGAGACCGTGGCAATCTGGTGGCGGCTCGAACGACGCGACGGGGTGACGCTGGGCTTCACCAGTCACGACCGGAACCTCGAATTTGACGGGCTGGTCCATCGTACCGCGCCGGGCATGGTGCCTTCCGCCATCCGGCGAACAGCCGACTTCGAGGCCGATAGCGCAGAAGTGGCCGGTGCATTGAGCCACGATTCGATCCGCGAGGCAGACCTTGCTGCCGGCCGGTTCGACGGCGGATCAATTGCGATGGGGCTGGTCGACTGGGAGACACTCGAGCACACGACGCTCTATGCGGGGACGATTGGCGCGGTCAGCCATGAGGGGGCAGGATTTTCCGCCGAGTTGCGCTCGGTGAAGGACCTGCTCGCGCGCCAGATTGTGCCTCGCACAGCACCGACCTGCCGAGCCGAGTTCTGCGGCACCGGTTGCACGCTATCGGCAATCGGGTTCACGCATCAGGCGACTCTTGCCGAGATTTCGGCCGACGGAACTTCGGTCAGGGTGACGGGCGGGCCAGCTGCCGCACTGCTGACCTTCGGGATGCTGCGTTGGATCGGCGGCCCGGAGGCAGGACTGACGCGACGAATCGAGGCGATTGACGGGACCTGGCTCGTACTCGACCGCAGCACCTCTGCAGACGTTGCAATCGGCACGGGTATCGAACTTCGGGAGGGGTGTGACCACACTTTGGAGACCTGTGCCAGCCGCTTCGACAACGCGATCAATTTTCAGGGCGAGCCATTCCTGCCGGGGAACGACCTGCTGACCCGCTACCCAGCGGCGCAGCCATGAATGCGGCACTCGCCGCAGCTGCAACGGGTCTGATCGGCGTGCGATTTCGCCTTCACGGCCGCGATCCGGATACGGGCCTCGACTGCGTCGGGGTGGTGGCCGAGGCAATGCGGCTGGCAGCGCTCACGCCTGTCGTACCACAGGGATATCGCTTGCGAACCCTTACCATGAACGATCTGGAGCCCTTCGCGCAGGCCAACGGATTCGAGACGGTTGGCGAAGCGGATGCCGATGTTGTGCTGGCGATGGTGAGCCCGGTGCAGCTGCATCTGGCAATCAACGTGCCGGGTGGTTTCGTCCATGCCCATGCGGGGATCGGACGGGTCACCTTCCTCCCCGGCGTTCTGCCTTGGCCCGTCGCGTGCAGTTGGCGCGTGCCGATCACAATGCCAACAATCAGGAACTGACCAGTATGGCTACCTTGCTGCTGACCGCCGTGGGCACTGTTTTCGGTGGCCCGCTGGGCGGCGCGATCGGAGCGCTTGTCGGCCGCCAGATCGACACCGCGATCATCGGCGGACGCCGGGTCGAAGGACCGCGGCTGAAAGACATTACCGTCCAGACATCGAGCTATGGTTCCGCACTGCCGCTTCACTTTGGCAAGATGCGTGCGGCAGGAAGCGTGATCTGGGCGACCGAACTGGTTGAGCACAAGGATACCGCCAGCAGCGGCAAGGGCCGACCCTCCATCACCAGCTACACCTACACCTCATCGTTTGCGGTAGCCGTTGCGAGCCGACCGATCGCCGGAATTGGCCGGATCTGGGCCGACGGCAATCTCCTTCGCGGTGCTAATGGCGATCTGAAAGTTGGCGGCACCATGCGCGTCCATCTTGGATATGCCGATCAGGCAGCTGATCCGCTCATGGTTCAGGCAGAAGGAACAACGCGCTGTCCCGCATATCGCGGGATCGCTTATGTGGTGTTCGAAGATCTTGAGTTGGGCGACTACGGCAATCGCATCCCCTCGCTCACATTCGAAATTCTTGCAGACCCTGCCGACACGTCGATCGGTGCAGTGGCGCGCACAATCCTGCCAGATGCGACCGTAGGCAATCTCGATACAAGCCTTGCCGGGTTCAGCATCGATCAGGGCTCGGCCGGAGACGCCCTGGCAGTGATCGCTGATGCGGTACCTATTGCCTGCGCGGTCTCGGGCGGAACACTGCGGATCCACGCGGCCGAGCCGGACGCTGCGACCAGCACGGTGCTGCTGCCCGGGCCGGCTGCGGCGAACAAGGAAAGCCCATCATCGGAGATCAAGGCGAGTGGCTGGTCTCGAAAGCGAGAGCCGCTGCCGCGCGTGCGCCAATGTGGTGTGCGCTACTACGATGTGGCACGCGACTACCAGCCCGGCTTGCAGCGCGGCATTGGCCGCAGCGAGCAAGGTGATCTCGACGTGATCGAACTGCCCGCCGCGCTCACGGCTGGCGCTGCCCAGGCCCTTGCCGGCGCAGCGAGCCGGCGCAGCGCGCGGCCAGCGGATACGATCAGCTACCGCGTCACGGAGATCGATCCGGCTGTCGAGCCCGGCGCGTTCGTGCAGGTTCCGATCGCGTCCGGGCTTTGGCGGGTTGCCCAATGGGAGTGGCAGCAGGACGGTGTCCTGCTCTCGCTTGCGGCCTGCTCCCTATCCGGGTCATCGGCACCATTGTTCACGCCGGTCGCGGATCCGGGCCGTTTCAACGCGGCGATTGACTTGCCGCGCTCGCCGACCGCGCTCGCCGCGTTCGCACTCCCCTGGGATGGAACCGGTAGTGGGACAGCGCCTGCCGTCTTTGTTGCCGCATCCGGTGAAAGCGCTGGTTGGACCGGGGCCGCATTGCTTGCGGATCTGGGCGGCGATGGCGGCGCGCTCACGTCGATCGGCTCGACCGGGCGTACGAGGGCGCGCATGGGCAGAACACTCGGTGTCCTGCCCACAGCATCGCCGCTGCTGCTTGATAGGCGTTCCGCAGTCGATGTCGCATTGGTCGGCATCGATCAGATGCTGGTCGATGCAAATCTGAGCCAGTTGCTGCAGGGCGCGAATCGGGTTCGGATCGGAAGCGAGATTGCCCAGTATGGCACTGCCGTTCCGCTCGGAGGCGGGAAGTGGCGGCTAAGCAACTGGCTGCGCGGCCGGGGAGGAACCGAATGGGCAATCGGCACCCACGCCGTCGACGAGCCTTTCGTGCTGATCGACGACGCCCTTGTCCGGCTCGATCCAGCCACGATCGGAGATCCGGCAACAACGCGGGTCGTTGGGGTAGGCCTTGGCGACACAGCGGCCATCGGCGTGCCAATAGCAGATCCTTTGGCGACACAGCGTCCGCTCGTCCCAGTGAGCGGCAAGGCGGTGAGACAGCCGGATGGCTCGGTCTCGTTGCGCTGGACACGGCGCGCCAGGGGATCATGGCAGTGGCTCGACGGCGTAGAAACGCCGCTCAACGAGGAAGCCGAACTCTGGGAAATCACCGTCGGCGATCCCGCAGCCCCCGCCATGCGCTGGCAAACGAACAGTGCCGCACTGACAGTGACAGCAGGCCAGATTTCAAGTCTGCCGGCTGGCGCGTCGACCTATTTCGCCGTGCGTCAGATTGGCCGGATTGCTGCCTCGATGGCACTTCGTATCGATTTTCCGACCTGA